CAACGTTTTGCTCTACCATTTCATTTTTTTCTTCTTCCATAATATAAAATATAATAATTAAAACTGACTCATATTCAAGCCTGTGCCTAATTCATCATTACCTGCTGACTCGAATTTTTTACTCGCTGCTCTTTCTGCGTTCTCTCCTTTTATCTCCTCTCTATTATCTGCTCTGTCTTCTTTGTATTTGTTTTCGACAGCATTCTTTTGCATGTTTAACTGAAACTCAAACTCCATAAGCTTCATTTTTGTTTGAGCTTCGTGGTCTAAGTTTTTAGCTTTAAACTCTGCTTTAGCTTGCTCTAGCTGTATTTGACTCTGAGTCAAGGCTTGTTGTTTCTGTGTCTCAGCCTGTGCTTGAGCTTGAGCTGTCTGCTGTTGAGCTTGTTGTTGAGCTTGAATGTTTTGTTGTTGCATCATCTGCTCTTCTTGCATTTTTTTCTTTTCTTTTATTTTAAGAAGCTCGTTAGCAAGTTTAATATTTCTAGTGTTTCTAATATCTATAGCGTCGGAAAGCTTTATAATCTTTTGAGCTAAAGCCATTTGTATGTTTTGCTCAAGTAGTTGTTTTTCTTCTTCGTCCGGCTCTAGCTCTAGAAATATGCCGAAATCGTATAAATGCAGCTCAGACATTTCTTCTAGCGTAGCCACGTTGTGCGTACCTATCTGCTGTAGAAAAGCTTGCTTTGTAGGAGAATACTCTATAATGTCGGACACTCTAAGAGATATTTGCTCAGCAACGTCTTTAGTTATAAAAAGTCCTCCTTGAAGCACGTGCCTTGTCGCCGTGTTGCTATTAGCCGCGGCTAACTTTTGAACACCAACTAAAGCATTTCTATCTGGAGTACTACCGTCTCTAGCCTCGTTAAGTCCGGTGACATCACGAATCATCTGTAGGTAGTAGTTGTAGTTAGCAATTAATGTTTGCATTTTATTACCAGCTCCAGCCCCATTAGATATTTCTTGAATAGGCACTTTACCAGGATTAGGATCTCCATCGCCAGTAAACGATCTACCAATTATCGAACCAGTTTGAAAAAACATGTTCAATGCTTCCTGCGGATTGTAGTTTGTCCCATTACCAAGATCAACCTCTGCTAAGCCGTCAGCGTCTAAATAAACTCCATCAGGAACCATGCGAGACATTACTTGCTGTAGCTTTAAATGTGTTAGCTGTATCATGTCTGCAAAACCAGTTATACGACTAACAATACTTTCTATTCTACCTTGGTACATTCTTGGCGCAACTATACTATAGTTCATTTTAACTTTTGTATAATCGCTTTTAGGTCTCATCATATTCTCGGCTAGCTGCCACTTTATAAGCTTATCGCTACCCAATATTAACGCTCCTTCAAAAAGTACTTCAACTTGTGTAGAAAGTTTTGCGTATCCTCCAACCATATCAGTCGGTGGATCAAACTGATCATCTTTTTCAATTGCTTTCTCTCCACCACTAGAAGTTTCTTTCAGCTTATAAACCTCATTCATAAATGTTTTATAATTAAAGTATAAAACATCAATTTGGTTATGGTCGTTTTTTCTTCTATAGTTGTTGTATCTGTGTGACTGTGCGCTAGATGTTTGTTGTATTTCTTCTAAGTCCTCGTTGCTTAAGTGTGGAAATTGCTTTACCAACTCGTTTATAGGTATAGACTTAACCTCTCCAACATAATAAATATCATCAAAGTATGGAGAGTTTGTGTACGAATAAACAATATTAGCAGGGTCAACATAGTCTATAGTAACGCCTTCTGAGGTGTTGAAGCCTGTTTTTACGGCACCAATACCAAGTACTGTTAAGTCGTAGTATAATCTTTTTCTAGTGAGATCGTAGTTATTACCCTCTAGCAATACGTTTATAGCTTGCTCATTAGCTAACTCCGTGGCTTGCTTGTAAGAGAGTTGCATGTGTAACTCTAGTTCCTGCTCTGTTTCTGGTAAAGTCTCAGGATCATTCTCTGATAAATCCATGTTGAAATTAGTCTTAGCCGCAGCGTCAAACTCTTTAGCCTTCATATCTCTAAGTACACTTTCCATGTACTGAGTTCTTTTGGCTACTCCATACGGGTCCTGTGAAAACGCTTGTATCTCGTAGTTTCTGTCAGACATACCGTTGACTACTATATCTACAAACTTAGGAATAATAGGTACAGGCTTCCAGTCTAGATTTAAGTAGCTTAAGTCACCATTTACCGCTAACTCGTCTTTATATTTTTTAACAGATTGCTCTCCTCTAGCATAAAGTCTTAGTCTGTGAAAGTCAGTTTGATTAGTTGAATATCTAGCGGTGCCTCTAGTTTGTCCCTCGTGGGAGTGAGAAAACCACTCTTCTTCAATTGCCTTAGCAATTTTTAAACCGTATTCATAACTAATTTTTTCCGCGTCAGGTACTACCTGAGTGGGAAAATTGTTTATAACAGCATCAGCCATATTTATTGTTTAATTATTTTTGAGTTAAATCCATCATTTGAATACGTAGAAACATTAACGTTTAAAGGTACTCTTTTCTTTTCTGCATTAGGTCTATAAAGGTGTCTATTGCAAGCCATTATAGCTAATCCGCTACTTATCGACGCATCGTGCTTTGTCCTTTTGTTTATATCAAACTTAGCCCAGTCGTTTAAGGTTTCGTTGAAATACATAGTTCCGTAACTACCATCTTCCATTAAACCAACGTGATCGTTGATGTACATCTCTATAGCAGCCGCGTGAGCTTGCTTTATATCTTCACTAGAGTTTGGTATACCACCAACCTCTTTTTCAGCAACAGACAATTTATTCCAAATTTTGTCTGGTCTATTCATACTAAACCCTCTGTAACCTCTACGTCTCAAGTAGTATAGTAATCTTGGTTTGTTGTTCTCTGCGAGCAATGGCATTCCATAAAACACTAATGCCATTAACACGTCTTCAAAAAACATCTCAGCGGTTTGTGGTCTTGCAATATATTCTAAAAAAAATGTATTAGCTGGAGCGTCTTCCATTGAAAACTTAGTTAATCCATGAAGAGATCCGTTGGATCCTCTACCATCAACAGTACCACTAATATCGTAACTATCGCAGCCAAAGGCGCCCATGTGCTCATTTCCTGGATAGCGTGTTCCATTTTTTATTATTACTTTATTTTGTAAGTTAGGCGCTGGTGCCCAGCTTAATTTAAATCTACCGTTAGGATTTGGCGAAAACGTAACTGCCGTATCCTTTATTCCATTTATCCATTGAAAGTTTCCTATGTTTAACACAGCTGAACTTCCAAGGCCTTCATTGTAATCTATTTGTTCGTATAATTTAACTAAGTTAAATATACTGTTTTTTGTTTCATCTCTAAACGCGTGCTCTTCAGTTCTTGGAAACTGTCGATAAAACTCGTTTAGTGCGTCGTGATCAGACTTTAATCCTTCTACTTCATTCTCCCAGTGTGATATAACACCTATATCTATTAGTTCTCCGTCAGGTCCAACAACGTCTCGTGTTGGAGTCTCAAATACGGGTCGTCCATGCTCGTCAATAAATCCTTCAAAGTTCCATTCCATTGGGATAAACAAAGCATATAAACCAGAGCGTGTTTGACCATTTCTATTTCTTTTAGTTACATCACTATCATTGTACAACTTCTTAAAGTTATCTCCACCTTTATCTAAAGCGTTCGACGTTGAACCCATCATACACTTACCTATAATCTTGCTACCTAATCTTAAGCAAGTTTTTGTAACTCGCCAGTTATTAAGTATGTTGTCAGGCCTTTCCCATTTACCACTTTCATCGTGAACTAGCAAGTTAAGCTTTTCACCGTCATAGCTGTTGTCACCAGTATTTTTCCAATCAATAGTAGTGTCAAGTCCAACCAGCTCTTCCTGCTTTTCGTTCGCAGTAATTTTTCTACGCGTAAACTTACTTGCAGGAACCCTATAAGCAAGCTCACTCTTAGGTCTGTCCATACCATCTTGAATGGGTTTGAAGAAGAAAGGATAGTTAATAGATATTGGTACAACCTTATCGGTAAACATTTTCTTTGCATCAGCTCCACTTTTAGATAGTATTCCATATCTAGCATCACTCGATATAGTAGCTAAGTTAACGGTTTCAGCGCTACTCATAAAAGAAAAACCACTACGTCTGTTTTTTAAATAGCACATACCGTAACAGCGCTTATCAGCTTTACACGCCTCCCAAAATATAAAGAACAACCTGTTGGCCTCTCTAAAATCTGGAGCACCAACGTCTATTTTACTCCATTGTAGATACATGTAGTGACTGCCGGTTATGTAAGTTGGCTCACCATCATTCATGAACCAATAACCTTCGTCTCTACGTTTAAACTCTTCGTCTATAATATCGTACCATTGATCTTTAGCTTCTTCTGGATATGCCCTCCAGTCAAATATGTTTTTAAGTTTGTTTAATTCTTTTGGGTATTCTATTTTTTGCCATTTGTCTTGCACTGGCAGTTCTTTTGGTTCAAGTGGCAGGCCAATTCGCAAACCTTGAATCTCCAGTATTTGTCCAATTTTACCAGTCCTTGATATAACGACAATATCATTTTCTTTATTGTATCCATATTCCCATTTGTTTTTTTTATTAAGCCGACTTATTGTAGTCTTCTTAACTGGTTCAACTATTTTATATAAACTTTGCTTGTAACTCATTTCGATCTGCCTTCCGCGAAGCCCTTAAATACTCTTTCTTCTTTCTCTTCTTGTGTCTTTCCTTCCAAAATATTCTCTTCTTCTTGTATACGGTTGAGGATTTCAAATGCATCAAATATAGCTAACTTCTTAGTAGCCGCAGCATTCTTCAGTCTATCCGCTGATATATCGTCATCGCTGTCAACAATAGCCTCTTTAGCTACCTTAATCAACTCTTCAACTGCTTTGTGCCCAGCTTGGATTATACGTTTCTTCGTTTCCTTGATATTCATATTTAATTGTAATAAATTTAGAGTATACTCTATATAGTTTTTCTCCTTCTATTATAAACTCATATTTAGAAAATGGCTCAAAGCCAACAAGTTCTCCTATGTCAAAACTTCCATCTGTATATTTAATCACACCTTTCGTTCCGTGCTCTACATCAAAAGAAAGCTTATCGGTATTTTTTATAGGCTGAACAAAGCAAAATCCTTTGGGAGCCTTCCACTTACCGTTGTTGTTGTATAAAAATATTTGATCTAGCCCAACAACATAGGTCTCGTCATTAAAATGACACTTGCTATTTCTTTCATTACCCTTTACATCGTGCCATCTTCTAAAAACGTTGTGATGTACAATAACCTTGTCTCCAACACTTATACCGCTATTGTCTAGTATACTTGGAACGCTCTTGATAATGCCAACTCTATTTACAAACTCATGATGATATATCTCTGAGTTTAGTATTAGGTCTTTACCATCTATCTTTTTAACGTTATTGTATCTTGATCCTAAAGGCTCTACTATGAAGTTGTAAGGGCTATTCATTAATACTGTAGGTTATACTCTATAGAAATTGCCATATTTTTATTAAAGTCTTTCCAAGGTAAAATATCATCACCTTTCTTTATAAAAATAGAATACTTATCTTCTTCTTCAATTATGTCTGAGATAGTGTGACCACCATATACTTCTTGACCAACCGAATAATGCATAGCATCTATTTTATAATCTTTACCTATCGTTATCTTTCTTATTATCTTTGTTGTCATCATTGTATTTAATTGCGCCGTCTTGAATATTAATATCTTCGGCTTTGTATTTGTCTCTAAGTTTAATGTTAAGCTCCTCGTACTCTTTAGTCATTAACATAACAGCGTGTAAGGCTTCGTGTTTTCTAATTTCAATTAACCCTACGTCTGAGGTTGCTACATTAAGTTGTCGTACTAAATCTTGAACTGATCGTAGTTCATCTGCGGTAATTTTTTCTGATTTTAAGTTTACCGTCTTTGGTGTTTTTCTTTTTGCCATAATAATAAATAATAAATAATTAAATTGTTAAGCTCCAGGTATTATAAGATTTACCTGAAAAGCGTTTAATAGTTGTTGTTTCCAATAAGAAACGCTTGTTTCAGCTGACTTATTATATAGTTGCTGCAACACTAAAGCGTTTGTTGTTTCATTCCAAGCCATTAGTCCAGTTCCAGCGGGTATAGTAAGATCAACCAAACTATATGTTTCACCCGCGTCCACTGCGTCAGCAGCGTAAGATCCTTGGCCTTCTTTACCTCCAAAAGCCCAAAGCGCTTGCGAAGCGGTTGTTTGTATACCTTGATACACTGGTCCATCGTGTCTAACTGGACCATCACCTGGGTCTAGTATAACACCTGTGAAAGAGGGATCTGTACCAGCTGCGTGACTATCCATAGTTCCACCTGACTTTAAAGCATCTCTAACTGAGTTTATATCAGTTTTCCAAGAACTTGTTATCTCTGTATTAGCCCAGGTCGAACCAGCAAGACCGTCGTGATAAGTGGAATTTGACTCATTACAAACGGTAACAGCAACAAAATTACTAGGAGTCGTGAAATCAGAATCATTAAATGCTGTGGCTGTAGGAGAGCTTGGCCAAGTTGCCCCGCTGTTATATTTGTACGGCTTTGATAGCCAATCTGCGGTTCTTTCGTTGGTAATCGTAACAAACTGAACGTGCTTTTCAAATTCATCTTTACCGTTTGTAGCGTTGTTAGTGTTGTAGTCTGGAGCACCTTCAATACCACCAGTGGCATACAAGTCTTGGAGTATAGATCTAAGAGAGTCTGTGTTTTTAACCCCGTCTCCACCAGCTGCTGAGCCACTAGAAAAATAGTTACCACCCATAGCGTTAGTTAAAGGAGTGATTATATTATTCATGCTACCACTACCATCGAAGTAAACAGTAGCATAAGTGTTAGCATCCCAAGTATTGCCAGCACCTTGCTGCATGTAATACGTTGGGACACCACAGTTTACACCTGGATGCCCTAAGCCAGCTACAAATCCCATTTAGTATCCGAAGTAACAAATTACGCCACCATCAGCATCAGCACTAGGCTTAACCTCTGTCCAGCGGCCATACACGATGATACCTGCTGGGTAAGTAATACTAGACGCGTCTTCACCACCGTCACCAGTTTCTTTAGAAAACGTTAGCGTAGTAGATGCTGCTGTGATTGGTCTATTAAACTCAATAGCAGTGCCATCAACTTTAGTAACCATTACAGCTGGTTTGTTATTCGTCTTATCAACACCTGTGTATTCAGTATTAGATATAACTTGCATGCCAACCTCGATAGCGGCGTTAGCGCCCGACAAAGTGTGAGCCGTGTTTGACGAAGCGTCTGTTAAAGCTTGCTGTGCGTCTCCATTGTTGTGAGCAGCGTGCTCAGTAGATAGACAAGCAAAGTGTTGCTGCGCTAAAGATGAGCTTGCTTCTGATCTCATTACGGTTGGAGTGTTAGTTGCTAAAAACTGAACAGCCACGATAACCATACCCTTAGGTGGATACACAGATGCAGCGGTTTTACAGTGAGCAGAGCCTAACTGGCCGAATACGTAGCTTGTGTTAGTATTGTTAATTCCCATTTTATTTTTCTTTTATTTGTTCGTTTTTCTTTGAACTTCCGCCGAAGAAGAAGTCTATTATTGTATTTACTTTAGCGCTCATAGCACCAAATATTGTTGATATAAAGCTTATTTCAAATTCACCTAAGTCTATTGACTTTGTAACAAAATAATTAAACATTACAAATGTAATACCAAAGTATGCTACTGTAAACAGTGTTGCTAGTACTTTTTGAATAATAGCATCGTCTTTATACATATCACGTGCAGACTTGCGATCTTCAACTTCTTTTGCAAAAGCTTCGCGCTCTGCTTCTAACATTATAGACTTTAACGCTAGTTTAGCTTCGTCTCTTTCCTTGTCAGTTGTGATTACTTTGTCAAGTATACCCTCTGCGTTATCTAAGACTTTGCCGAATAAACCTCCTACTAAATTACTTATCATTTTTTAAAATTTTGAGAATTTGGTATTAAGCCTTCTCTTCTAAGTTTCATTATTTTAGGAGACTCTTCGTAGCCATATTCAAAAGTTGGCTCATTTACATCATTTGACTTTTTACTAGGCTTAGGTCTAGCGCTAGTCGTGACTTTAGGTTTAGCTGGGCCTTTACCCATAGCGATGTTATCGTTCATCTCTTCTTTCTCAGCGTCGTTAACTTGGCCTTTATGATAACCACCGTTCTTGTTAAGCATTGATCCATCGTACTGAGCGTCAACTCGTATAGCACCATCGCCAGTGTTTGTAAATTTCTTTTTATCCATTATAGTTAGTCTTTAAATTCCCAAGGAAAGTCTGTGTCACCTTCTTCTTGCCATTCACCTTCAAATAAGATGTATCCATCTTTTCTAGGATAATTAACTCCATTGTAGAAAACGTTATCGTCTGTGTAATCAACCTTACCTATCTTTAAATCAGTCATGTGCTTCATCTCGTGAGCAACAACTCTATCGTACTGGCTTGATCCATACTCGATCTGATCGCTTATGTATATAACGCCTTCCTTGTGTGCCTCGCCCAAGACTCCTTCTTCTAGACTGGCAAACTGAATTTGAACACCGCCGATGGTTTCGTGGCCACTAGTTGTGCCACCTATATTCACCTTCTTGTCTCTGTTACCTATTCTGCTGCCTAATTTAAAAGCCATTATCTGTTTGGGTCTTTAATCATATCGTCAATAGCCTTATTAAAAACTTTATCTGTATACGATTTGTTATTGTAGAATACGCTTCGATCTGATACTGGTAAATCTTCTTCTCCGAGTAAGACCCTGTAGATTCTACTTATTAATTGGCTGCATTTAAACGAGGTCTTAAATACGCTATACTTTATCGTTGTACGATTTCTATGTCGCCAAACCTCTATCCAGCCTAACTTTCTTAGTTTGTCCCATCGGGTTTTATCCCAACTCATGGTATAAGTACCATCAATAAATTCTTTTCTTGTAAACCGTCCTTGACAATCTAGAAATACTAGAAGTTCAAGATCGGCATCTGTTAACCCGTAAGTCTTACAAGCCCACTTTCTTGTGAGCCTGTAATACTTAAGGATTTGTAATTCACGTAAATCGTGAGAGGTTAATCTCATTTATTACGAGTCAATAGTAATAGCTACTCCAGTCACACCCTCCATACCTGGAGCTTTCTGTAAAGTATTTAGATCAACCATAATCTTCATGCCACCACTTTGCTTAGGCTGCGGCATTAAAGCAGAGGCGATAGCATTTGCTATAAGTCTACTTTGGTGTCCAACTAAAGAAGGACCATCATCAGCCGTTGTAGTTGTGTCGATATGTGTTAGCGCTATTCTTTCGTTTGCATCAGCAGTACCCATGGCGCCTTCAAAGAATATGTGCGTTACTGTTGCTGAGTGTGGGCTTACCCCAATAAATCTTGAAGCCGCGTACAAACCCGCATCGCCTGTAGCATCCGCTCCGTCTGCATCTGCGAAATATAAATAATTTTCCATTTTTCTTTTGTTTTTTAAGTTATAATTACGATATTGCTACACTTGTTACCATTCCGTTAAACGCCTCGTTAAAGAAAGGTGTCTTAGTTCCAAAAACCGCTGGAACCTGAGATGTACCCGCGCCGCCTGTAGCTGTTGTTTCTTCCGTTCCAGTGGTGTCCTCTATATCAGCGACTACTAACATTCCTGCGTGAGCCTTGTGAGGGTTACTGTTAACTATAGAAACAAAAGCATCTATAACTTCTTTATTCTTCCCTTGTTCGTGAGTCAACTCGATGACTGTCTTAGTCTCTGTGCCAACCACATCTTTAAAGAAAAACTCAGTCTTGTTGTTCGCTGTAGGATTTACTCCTAAAAACGCGCTTGCAGCTAACATAACTGATTCTGTTGTTGTCTCTACTAGCGCTTCTGCAAAGTAAAGGTAAGGTCCTTTAGACCTAATTCTTGAAATTCCCATTTTTTTTTAGTTAATGATTAATAAATAATTTGTTTTAGATTTTATGTTTAAAGTTTGTGGATTATGGTTTATGTTTAATCTACTAATACAATATCACTTGCCTTGATAACAAAATAAAACTTACCGTCATATTCTATACCGTGACCAGCAAACTTGTCATACCACACAGTGTCATCAACACTAATACCTTCAACAAAATTTCCAACTGATATTGTTTTACCTTTAAAGTATCTAACCTCTTCATCTTTGTTTTCATCTAAGATTAAACCACCAACTTTCTTTTGTTTTTCTTTTATACGATCTATTACTACGTAATGATTAACTGCCTTCATTTGTACGCATATTTGAGATTATACAATCAGCTGATAATATAGTAGATGCTACGCTCACCGCGTTTTTCAGCGCCGATTTTGTAACCAAAACCGGGTCTATGATGCCAGACTTAACCATGTTGATACGTTTGTTAGTAATAGCATCTCTACCGTAGCCTTCGTGATCTTTTGCGTCTTTGTCTATAAATATACCAGCATTAGCTAATATAGTGTCGAAAGGAGATCTAATAGCTTTGAGAAGTAGCTCTTCACCGACACCGTCGGTCGAAATTTTTTGAGATGCATTAAGGAGGGCAACACCGCCCCCTGGTACTATACCTTCTTTGAGCGCAGCTTTTGTAGCGTATATCGCATCCTCGACCCTGTCTTTCTTTTCTTTAAGCTCAACCTTAGAGTTTGCCCCAACACGGATAATTCCAACCGAACCAGATAGCATAGACAATCTTTGTTCCAGCATTTTCTTAAAGAAACCATCTTTTTCATCTGCTATTTGTTTTGTTATTTGATCTATTCTTTCACCTACAGAGTCAACATCAGTATCTAGTGTTATAACCGTGTTTCTATCATCTGTCTCTATGTAATCAGCTTCTCCAAGATCTTCAGGCGTTATAGCATCTAAATCATCTCCTAGCTCTTCATTAAATAAAGTAGCACCAGTTAATATAGATATATCTTCGCATGTATCTTTTTTGGTAGGACCAAAGCCAGGAGGATCTATAATGTTTATTTTTATATTACCCTTAACCTTGTTCATTATCAGTGCTGACTTTACTTGCTGAGAAACAGGAGCTATAATAAGTAAAGATCTGTTATTCTTAATAACATGCTCTAGTACTGATTGTATTTTACGTATGTTAGGTATTTCAGACATGCATAATAATACTAGAGGATTGTCTAGCTCTGCCTTTTGCTTGTCAGTGTTCGTGATAAAGTGAGGTGAGGTTAACGCGCAGTCTACTTGAACGCCATCTACTAGGTCTACGTATGTTTCTTCTGTCTCAGACTCTTCCATTAAGACAACTCCATCTTTACCAACCTTAACATAAGCGTTAGCGATAATGCCTCCAAGCTCTTTATCGTTGTTGCAGCTAATACTAGCTACGTCTTTCAGCATATCTTCGTCTACATCTATCTTAACAGACTCTAAATACTCGACAACTTTGCTATAACAAGAGTTTATACCTTGCTTCAAGTCTCTAACAGTTTCTTTTTTTGCTGATACGTAAGCGTGTTTTAGTATATTATACGCTAAAACAGTAGCCGTAGTAGTACCATCGCCAGCTTCTCTAACTGTATTACCGGCAGCTTCCTTAATAAGTGTAGCGCCGATGTTTTCTACTGCGTCAAATAAGACCACAGAGTTGGCTACTGTTACGCCATCTTTAGTAATAACAGGTTTACCGCGTCCATCTTCGTAGATTACGCATTTACCTGACGCTCCAAGCGTTGATGATACTGCTTCTGCTAGTTTTCGCACGCCAGACATGACGCGACTTTTTGCCTCATCGCCAAAATTTAGGTCTTTGACGATCTCGCTAGGGAGATTGTATTCCATTATAGTAAATTAAATTAAATTATTGCTTATTTATCGAAAGTTTTTACAACAGTAGGGCCTTTCGTAGCCTCTAATTTCTTAGTAAAGTGCTCTACT